AAGCGCCGGATTGCTAAGAAAAAACAATACAGATATTACACCGATTGGGAAGCGTTCAAAGCGGAATATTTGCCCCGGATTGATAGGATTTACAAAGATTTTTCTGCGGGTAAAATCAATCGTCAAAGTTCCATAATCACTGAGATTGAAGTGGTTATTACCAGAACCGGGCAGGTGGTATATACTGATGGGAAGCATCGGCTCTCCATAGCCAAAATCCTAAAGGTTCCTGAAATATACGTGGTGGTGAACGCTTGGCACCGTGATTTTGTTAGAGGATTCCCGAAAGATATCACCGCTGAAGAAATTTTTGAAAGCGGCCTGATAGGAGGTAGCTCATGATTCACATTATTCGCTGGCGCCCGTATGACGACAGCATTCTAAGCCGCAAAGCGCGTTATTTGGTTAATGAGCTGGGATGGAGCATTGGTGAACGGGCCAATTCCGAGGCCAGCCTCAATTATTCCTTCCCTTATTTGGACGGGCGAAGCGAGAATGTGCCTTATTTTGCCTATTTTACGCACCGGGAGGACTGCTTGCCGGATAAGGTGGCTATATGGGTGCGCAGGGCTCAAGGCGCCTTGCTGCGTATAACCTCCGCTCAGAAGTACTATGACGATCTTATTCAATACGGCCCAACAGTTAAAATACTACCACCACTGGACAGAGACAAATTTTCACCGGGCCGCGCCATCCCTCGCTATAATTCCCGGCGCACTCGAGTGGGGGTGGCCGGGTATGTGTATCAAGGAGGGCGCAAAGGCGAAGCGTTATTGATGGAAATGGTTAAAAGGTTTCCTGATTGCGAATTTGTTGCTATGGGTAAAGGGTGGCCGGTTCCCACCGTGCATTTACCTTTTGCGGATTTACAAAATTTTTATCACAATATTGATATCTTTTTGTGCACGTCTTTGATCGAGGGCGTTCCATATCCGCCCCTCGAGGCGCTGGCGTGCGGGGTGCGGGTGGTTATTCCTCGGGATGTGGGGTTGCTTGATGAGCTTCCGGACATCCCGGGCATAGAACGTTATGAGACAGGAGATGTTAATGACATGGCTGGAGCACTGAAAAGGGCCAAACGGCGGAAGCCGCAGCCGGAGGAGTTAAGAGCGGCAACAGAAAAATTCAGCCCGGATACTTGGGTGGAAGATCACGCGGAAGCGGTGGGGGAATTGGAAGAAGTCCACCGCGTCACCGCTGGAAAAAAGTCTTCCAAGCGTTCCGACAGGGGAATTTATGTGGTGGCCATCGGGGATAATGCCCGGCGGTGCGCGGTTAAGCTTTTAAATTCCATTAATTCTCACATGCCGGAAATTGAAGTGGCAATAGTATCCGACAAGCGCGTGTTCGGGGCGGATCATCATATTGAGCCTCCCGAGGGCACGGGCCAGGATGGGCGCTTGGCAAAAATTAAAGCTTATGAGCTGACTCCGAGTACTTGGAAACAGGCGATATACCTGGATGCGGACACGGAGTTGAACGAAAGTTTGGAACATCTATTTTGGAGCCTCGAACAAGGCTGGGAAATGGTGCTGGTCAAAGATGCTAATTCCCGTGATTCCGTCAGGCATCTATGGCGCGCAAAGGCCGTGCAGGAATATAACGACACCGTGGACTTTATAGGCTCCGAAAAGGAGATGGCGCTCGCTGGAGGGGTTTGGGCTTTTAAGCGTTGCGCCGGGGCCAGAAATTTCTTGAAAAGTTGGCAGGAAGAATGGGGCGAAGGCCGGTACAGAGATCAACCAGCCATGCTCCGGGCGTTTTACAACACCAAAGTCCGGGCGCTTATTTTGGGTAGTGAATGGAATAGTTTCACCGATCACGCCTCGGAAAATAGATTTCATATAATCACGCACCATAGTGGAGGCGCCGCCCGTGCAGCGGCTTTGGATGCCGCTCCATACCCGGAAGCGCGGCAGGTATTGATTGTAAATGTTAGCAAGCGCCCCGTTGAGCGTGGGGGTTTGATATTCTTCCCGAATGTATCGGTGTTGGTGAATACTGCTAAGATGAGTTATAAAGAAATTAAAGCTTGCCCGGATTTGGTGATTAAGGATAACTGATATCAATATACGATAGGAGCGCATAATGATGGCCGATAAAACAAAAGTCACGGTGGTTAATACCTCTCCCAAGCCCATGTTCAGGGGTGGTTATTTATTCCCACCGCAAACAGAAAAGACGGTGCTTGTATCCGTGCAAAAAATGGCCGAAATTAAAGCATGCGCGGTGCTGCAAATATTTGACCCGGGCCTGCGGTGCGATCAGCCGGATTGCGCCTTTGTGGGCCGCAACGAGGCCAGCTTGAATTATCACAAAAAGAAGGCGCACGGCACTCCCACTATCCGGCGCCGCCGGAAGGAGGCTGACCAATCTAATGCCGACAACCTCGGAGCCGAATTATTATAGCACCCCAGAGGATGCCATAAGTTACACAGGCGTTCGCATGGCGGATTTGGGATTTAAAACTGACGAAGATCTGAATGACTGGCTGGTAAAGCGGTTGGTGGAAATTAAAAGTATGATTGATGCTGACCGCAACCGGGATTACCACGCGGAAGTGGAGAAAGGAATCCGCGAGGAAATTCCGCCCGGCATACACGCCATCGCGTTGCGGATGTTGAATAACGCAGTCGGTTACGCTATAATGCGCCGCACCACTCCTATTGTCCGCGTGGATGATTTTTCAATAAGCGTGGTGGAGGACAAAATACTCACCCCGGCCATTAAGAAGGATTTGCGGAAATTCCCTGCCGCGCCCGGATTCCGGTTTATGGTGGTGAAGCCCGGTGGCTAAAAAATGGGAAGTAGAATTCAATCAGGAGGATCTCAAGCGCTATTTGGACTTGGTGGGCCAAGTATTCGCCCGGGCTACTGAAAATTTGGCGAAGGATGTTTGGGGGAATATAGGCCGCGAAGCTCCCACCCGTCATGGGAAGTTGGCCGGAAGTTTTAACTTGGAAAGGTTGGATGAGTATAGCTGGATGATAAGCTCCCCAACTGAATATGCGCTTTTCGTCCACGAAGGCACCGGCATCTATGGCCCGGTGGGACAACGGATCGTTCCGAAAAGGGCCAGGTTTTTAGTCTTTGAATGGAAGGGCCGCACGTGGTTCTTAAAGTCGGTGGCCGGGCAGAGACCCAACCCATACGTGGATCGGGCTATGACCGCATCGGAGGGCCGGATGCGGGAATTTGTAAATATGGCCATAGCTCAGGTAGGTGCGTGATGAAGGAGCGGCTTTGGGTATTTATACACACCTGGTACCTAAAATTGCTTAGAATTGAAATCTGTTGGCTCTATTATGAAATTAAAAGCACCGCAAGGGGAATATAACATGAAGTTGATAAAATTAAACGAAGCTTTGGAAGGTATTTTAAACAGCATCACCGATATGTTGGAAGAGGCCAACGGCAAGGGCCACGGACTCGGGGTGGAGGCCACCATTGTTAGGGGTGACCGGGCGCGGCCTCAACCGGATTTGCCAGCGGTGTGGTTTCACGGAATGCCGGCCACTCCCGATCATTCGCAAAGGACTATGGCGGAAAAATGGACGTTGCCCATTGCCATAGTGGCCCTGGTTCAAAATACAGAGCCGGAAGAAGGTTATAGCCAAGCGACAGAATTGGCCGCTCGCGCACGCAGCGTGCTTATACGGGATAGAACGTTGAGGCAACGGGAATATGTTCAAGATGTAAAAAGTGGCCGCTTTGAAATGAGTGGCCCGGACACGCAGCGCGAGGATATATTTGCGGCCTCTGCAATAATCGAAGTAGTGTTTGTGATTTTGGAAAATAATCCTTAAAGAAAGGAAGTGTGAAATTTGGCTACTGGAATCAGAAGGTATTGTGGGATCGCGGAAGAATCAACTTATGGGCAGAATCCGGCGCCGGATGCCGTGGTACATCTTGATATTGCGAGTTCAACGCTTGACGCGGCTTCTGACCCGAACATCATTTATGGAGGAGGTGCCCGCAGAACCGCCAGGATCTCGCGCCCGGGGTTTTATTCCTGCGGCGGCAACGTTGTGTACG